GGTTGCAATACCTAGCGTCAAAAAACGGAACCAGCTCAAAACCCATTCTTCCGACTGAAAACGCAAACCGATAGCGCCAAGCTGACGCAAGAGGAGCTGGCGCGGGCGCTCGGTACAACGACTCGGACGCTGCGCGAGTGGATCAAGCGCGACGACTACCCGGCGGGCGCGAGCGTCAAGGATCTGATCGCCTGGCGGGACGCGGCTGGTCTCGGCAAGATCAAGGACGGCAGCATCAACGGACTCAAAGCCGAACTGATGCGCCGCGACATCGCCTTGCGCGACTTGAAGCTCCAGCGCGAGCGCGCCGAGGTCGTCGAGCGCGAGACGGTCCGCGAGATGCTGCGCCTGCTCGGCACGAAGCTCGATCTGCTTCTGCGCCTAAAGCTTGAGGTCGAACTCGGTCCGCGTGTTGCAGGCAAGTCTGCCGCCGAGGCGAACGTCGAGGGGGCGCTGATTCTCGACGAGATCCGCGAAGTGGTGAACGGGAATCTTGCGCGCTTCGAGGCGGACGCCATTAAAGCGACGATTACTTCCGATGGCTGACGACGTCGACCTCCTTGCGGATCTGCGCCTGCCTCGGCCAGATCGCGCGCCGATCTACGATTGGGCCCGGCGGCACCTTCAGTTACCGGAAAGCTACGCCACGCCGGGGCCGTTTAACGTCAGACTATCGCCGTGGCTAATCCCGATCTTCGACGCGCTTCAGAATCCGCTCGTGCGCCGCGTCCACTTCCGCAAAGCGGTGCAGGTCGGCGGCACACTGGTGGCGGATGTCTGGTTGCCGTGGATAATCGCGAACGATCCCGGCCCGATCTCGTGGACGATGCAGACGGACGAGATGGTCGAGAAGCACGCGAAGACTCGCCTCTGGCCTCTGCTTGAGCGGTGCCGTCCGGTGGCCGCGATGTTGCCGAAGCCGGGGCCGCACCGGACGACGACCGAGATCTACTTCGGCGGCTTCTTCCTGACGCTCAACGCGGCGAACCTTTCGACGCAGCAGTCGCAGTCGATCCGGTACAAGATCAACGACGAGCTATGGCTCCCGCGGTGGCAAGAGATCTACGGGCACGCCATCGCCCGCGTCTCAAAATTTGAAGAGGTCGGGCGGTCGAAGATCTACAACTCAAGCCAAGCGCCGATGATGGACGCTGAGACTGGCAACGTGGAGGACACGAGCTTTCGCGGCGGCGATCAGTCCGAGTGGCTGGCTGAGTGTCCGGCGTGCCGGAAGCTGCACCCAGTGACGTTCACGCAGGTGAACGAGGCGAAGGAGCGCGGCGGCGTAGTCTGGGCGCGGGACGCCAAGCGCGACGATGACACCTGGGACATTGCCCGCGTCGTCGAGACTTGCCGCTTTCGCTGCATTTCCTGCGGCCACGAGTCGCCGGACAACGACGCGACCCGCGCCAACTGGGCGAAGACTGGACGCTACGTTGCCGAGAATCCGAAGGCGCCGCGGGAGTTTCGCAGTTTCCGCATCGAGGCGCTGGTCACGCGGCCGATGCGGCTTCTGGTCGAGGAGTGGGCGCAGGCGGAAAACACTTGGGTTCGCACGGGGGACGACCAGCAGAAGATTGACTTCAGGACGAAGCGCGAAGCGCGGCCGTGGATCGTCGAGCGGAAGTCGGTCAACCTCCTCGTCAAGGACAGCGGCTACAAGCTCGCGGATTACTCGGACGGCCAGCCGATCCCCGACGAGGCGATCCGCTTTCTCGCCATCGACCGGCAGCAGGATCATTTCTGGTGCGAGGTCGGCGCGTTCTCGACGGCGCAAGGGCCGCGATACCGCCAGCTCTGGTTTGGCCGCATCAATACGCGGGATCAGCTACGGGCGCTCCAGCAGCGGTACAAGGTGTCCGATGCCTGCACGGCCCAAGACCGCGGCTACCGCCCGGCTGATGTGGACCGCGACTGCGCCGAATTCGGGTGGCGCTCGATGCGAGGCTACGGTCGGAGGACGTGGACGATGCGGGACGAGGGCACGGGCGCGATGATCAACTTCCCATTCTCTGACCCGCAGATCAGCGACTACCGCGGCGGCGACGTTTACTTTTACAACTGGTCCGGCGATTACTTCAAGGATTTGCTCGCTGCGGCGCTCGAAGGCAAAGGCGATCTGCGCTGGGAGATGCCGAGCGACGTCAATCCCATGTACCTTGAACACTTGAGGGGCGAGCACAAGGTCGAGGTGCGAACGGGCGTCTGGGAGTGGCGCGAGGTCAGGGGCAATGCGCCGAACCACGGGCTCGATACATCGGCGATGCTGCTCTGCATGGCGACCATCGCCGGCATAATCAGGTACATGCCGCCGAAGCCGTAGCAGACCAACTCGTCAAAAGCATTTGACGAGGGCCGCTCTTTTATGGCGGCTGACAATCCATTTCTCGACGTTGACGCGGCGACGCTTGCCGCGCTGAAGACCAAGGTTCTGGACGCTATACAAGCGTGCTTGCTCAACACGAGTTACTCGCTCAACGGCAAGTCGGTCACGCGCGCGGATCTCAACACGCTCAACCAGATGCTCGGCAACATCGTCGACGCCATTGAGTACCAGAGTGGCAACACGACCGACACGACGTTCGTCAGCTTCACAGGCAATTAACCATGCAGACGTTCGACCCGGCACGAGTAATCGCGCAGCGTCCTTGGTTCGAGCGTGCGCTCGAGGTCGTCGCGCCCGGCATCGCGCTCAAGCGGATGCAAGCGCGGGTCGAGGCGGCATTGTTTTCTTACAACGCGGCGCAGACCAATCGCATTTATGCGCCGATGACATACGGTCAGCCGAGCGAATCGGCGCAGACGGTGCGCGAACGCATCGTGATGATGTGGGAGGCGCGGAATCTCGTCGAGAATTGCCCAGAGGTTAAGGAGATCAGCCGAAAGTTCGGCAACTACCTGACGCCGACGGAATATTCGCCGAGCACTGGTGACCGTGACTACAACCTCATGGTCGGCGAATACTTTCACGACTGGTGCAAGCGGGCCGACGTCACTGGGCGAAATTCGTTTCGCAAGCTCGTGCAGATTGCCGCCGAGAGTCGACCTGTGGATGGCGACTGCGGCTTTGTGATTCGGCGCGTCAGCGAAGGACTCAAGGTACAGCTCGTGCCAGGCACGCGCATCGGCAACCCCAACGATAGCGGGCTCAACTCCGAGAACTACTTCGAGGGAGTGATTGTTGATGACTTCGGAATTCCGACCGCCTATAGAATCTATCGCGTCACGCGCGAGGGCGTATATTTCGGTGCCGAGGATGTTTCGGCGCGGAATTTCGTGCATTACTTCGACCCATTTCGCGTCGATCAGTATCGTGGCGTTACTGACTTCCATGCGGCGATCCAAACGGCTCGAATGCTGCATGAGATACTGCAAGCAGAGAAGGCCGGCGTTCGCTTTTCCTCGCAGCAGTCTGCGCTGGTCTTTACGGATCGTGGCACCGCGAACTCGCGCAATCTGTTTTCGCCGAATCCCGCAAATACCCTGGCGAATGGGCAGACGCAGAAAAATGAACTGTCTGAGGTCGGGATGATCAAATATCTCGGACAAGCGGATCGCGTCGAGACCATGCCAGCGCGTCCCAGCGCGGCGTTCACTGGATTTGTCGAGCATCTGATGCACGAGTTGGCGATTGCAGTCGGCATCCCTGAAGGCGTGCTTTTCGGCACGCAGAATTATAAAGGACCAAGCGTCCGCGCGGAGTTCGCCGCGGCGGATCGAGTCTTCACGCGACATCAGGGTGTCCTCGTCGACAAGGTTCTTGATCCGATCAAGAACGCTGTGATTCTGGACGGTATCGCGCGCGGCGAGATTTCGGCGCCAGAGATGCAGGCCGGCGAGACGCCAGTGCAGGCGCTCAAGCGCGCGACCCGCGGCGAATGGAGATTCCCGCCCAAGCTATCCATCGACGTGGGCCGGGACTCAGCGGCGAACCTCAACGAAAACCGACAGGGCGCGAAATCGTTGCAGGAGATCGCCGCGGAGCAAGGCACCGACGCATTCACGCGCCTTGAACAGATCGCCGCCGAGGCAGCCTACGTGGGAGAACTCTCCAAAAAGTACGGTATTCCTGAGACAGCGATCCGCCTCGTCACGAACTCCTTGCCAAGTACGCCGGTTGCCGCTGCCGCAGTTGGCGATCAAGTCGGTGCATCCGCTGCGCAGGCCCAGCAAGCCGCGTCGTCGACACAACCTGCGGCCGAGAACACCACCGCAGCCGCCTCGGTCGAAACTCCCGTTGAGCAGTTGAACGCTTCGGCAGACCTGATCACGATTAACTTCGCGGCAGATTCCTACGTTCCCAACGACCGCATGGCTGCGAACGCGCGCCGGGCGCTTGAAGTGCGGGACAAAAAGCCGATCTTGCAGCGAGGGATGACAAGCGTGGGCATCGCACGCGCTCGCGATATCATGAACAAGCGCCCACTGTCGGCCGATACGGTGCGCCGGATGAAGGCATATTTCGATCGGCACGAGATCGACAAACAGGGAGAGACTTGGGACGAGCAGGGGAAGGGGTGGCAGGCATGGCACGGCTGGGGTGGAGACGCTGGCCAGACGTGGGCTAACGCTATCGTCGAGCGTCTGAATAAACAGAGGACCGAAAATTCCGACAGGAGCGAAAGACGACAATTTAGCGCCGCCACCGAAGTCGCCCTCGCGATGAAGCAGGCTCCGGTTGATGTAAACGAATGGCTCCCCGCCGTCGCGCAATATCGCCGTGAGCTAGATCAGCGTGCGCTTAAATCAAGCTCTCCGATCATAGCCGGGAAGATAGCTGCTGACTTGGTTGCATCGAAAAATTTCGATCTGCCGACTCCGATGCCAGGAGAGAGCCAAGAGAATTTCATGGCACGTTGCATGACTAATCCTATCGCGACGGAGGAATTTCCAGACACCGCACAACGCACGGCAGTCTGTATGCATCAGCACGAAAACAAGTTTGCGAAGAGCCAACAATAAGTCGACAATGGATACCCAGACCCAGATTGACAGACTGATTGAACTTGCGATCATACAGCGGAGCGAACTGAAGCAGTTGGTCGAGCAACTTCCCGAGCTGCGTGAGCATCTCAATAACGAGATACAGAGCATTTTTGAGCAGACTGAACCCGAGATCCGGCAGGAACTCGAAACCTTTTTTGAGAAGCAGACGACCGAACTTGGTTTGAAGCTCAGTGCAAGTTTGGAGGCGAAAGTAGCGGCGCTTGCCTCGGATCTCAATAGGTCAACGCAAGCGCGTTACAATGTGCTTAAAGAGCAGGAGCAGAAGCTGGAGACACTGCGCAGTAACGCGAAAGAGAACTTGGCCAATGAGGTTGCAGGACTGCCGGAAAAGGTAAAGGACTTGGTCGAGCAACAACTGGCCAAGTTCCCGATAGCCGGCGAAATTGAGCAGCTCCGACGCGAATTTGCTGAACCCAAAACGATAACGCCACGCGGGCGTTGGGAAGCCGGGATGACATACAACAAGCTCGAGCTGGTCTCCTACGCGGGCGAGAGTTATATTTCCAATGGAGACGGCAATCAGGAAAAGCCATCTCGTTCTTCTTCGAGATGGACGTTGGTCGCAGCGCGAGGAGGTCATTCTTTTTCGCAAGGAGGCAATGCTGGAGGCGGCGCAAGCGTCGCCGTAGTGTCTGTGCAGGATGACGCAGCCCGCTATGCGTTGACGGCGACGCAGGCTCCGGTCGGGACGATTGTGCGCGTCGCGAGCACCTCTCAGGATTATCTCGTCATTGACACATCCGCACTCGGCACCGACTTGGGATATTCAAATCTGAATCCTGCCGGACCCGCGCAGATCATTTTGCGGCGCGGCAACACTTCCGAATTGGCAGCGATCACGCCGGCAGAAGCGGAGCCGGTGTATGATACTGAAAAGAAATTCTTGCGCATGGGTGACGGTGCAACATTGGCTGGAAACATTCCGCCGGCTGCTGAATTGGTCGGCGCAGATGGCAGACCGTGCGCTGTCAGTGTCACCACTGCTTCTGATCGCGGTTTATGCATTGCGGCAGATGGGGCTGGTGTGGGCGTCCCGACATACGGGGCAAATAAGATTACATACTCTGAAAACGGCCCAGATGCATCTCCTTACGTTTTTTTTGATAGCAGTGGAGGCGCAGCATTTCTTTATCCTCCTTCATCTGGAGGAATCATCGAAATACCGGCGACAGGATTCCGGTATGTAGAACAAAATGATGTATCCAAATCGAATACGACGTTTCTCTCTATCTCAGCGGCAAGTCTTCCCGGTAACGTTGCCTTTTCCTTCGATGCCTTGCTCTATTTCACGGCAGATGCGTCGGGGGGCGTCAAGGTAAGCGTCACCAGTTCATCGGGAGCAGACATATTGGGTCTCTTCTACAAAGTCGAAGCTCGGAAAGGCGATGGCAATCTTGAGGTGTTCAATATCAGAACCTCTCTGACAGTTGATGCGAACACGGGCCATACAAACTACGTTTTCGATATTCGAGGCGGCTTTTATACTGACAATGCAACCGATTTCGGAATCAGTTTTGCCAAGAACGCGGCTGCTGGCGGCAATACTACACTGAAGAGCGGAAGTTACATTCGGTTGTTTCGAGCCGCATGAAACTCAACGGAGGAGTCGCAACGGCGCAACCGCCGAAATCGGTGGATTTTGGATTTGGCAAACCATCGTGGTTCGAGGCCAGTCTTGAGACTATTGTGCCAAATCGCGTTGTCAGCGGCTCGGCGAGCAGCACAACCACGGTCGATGACGCGAACCTTAACGTTTTCACCGGGGCCACGACGGCAGTGGATAAGTCTCTCAATCTCGAAATTCTTCAGCCACGAACCTACGGAACAGCGCCAACGAAGACATTGACCGGAAATGGATTCGTCCAATTCGGAGACACCGCGCAAACGATCCTTCAGTCCGTTGGAAACGGAGCGGCCAGTTTGTCGCTCGTTTCCCCGACGCGAACACTTGTCCTGCCGGTCATTGGCCAAGTCTCGACAAGTTCGACAACCGCTCTTACGTCATGGGTGAGCGGCTCACTTGCTCGGCACATTTACGACAGCATGACGACGCTAGCCACCGGCATCACTCCGCCGAATGGTCTAACCGCAAACACATTTATTGAGCAAGCCTCGCTATTTACTACGAAGGAAAACGGCGGAGGAATAGCGGTGCGCAACACCGCTCACTGGCTATCCTCAATAGCCCTATCGGGAATATCAACATGGAACAGCGCATATGGTAATCCTTGGCAGGCGATAGCCGTATCTACTCGCCACCTGATCAATGCGGCTCACGTAGCATACCCGCCTGGGACCAATATTTGGTTTTGCTCGGCCGATGGAAATAACACTCGAGTGTCTCGCACCATTACGAGTTATCAGACATTCAATTATCTCGGAGCTGCCACGGATATCGGACTCGCTACGCTGAATCAAGATTTGCCGGCGTGGGTGTCTATCGCCAAGGTCATGCCGGCGAATTGGGCGACGGTAAAGTGCCCCGATCTGTCATATACTTTACCCTTCATTTTCGTCACTCAGGATCAATTCGCATCAATCCGATCTGGCGCAACTGATGGCCAGATTGTAATGACCACGCGAGCAGCCGTCTCGGCAGACATCGGATACAGCAACTGGAATCCTTACGCCATCACTCCGCGCTCTGGCGACTCTGGAATGCCATTCCTCACGGTCGTAAACAATGAACTGGTTCTGCTTGCTGTTGGCTCCAGTGTTTCAGACGCGCGGTGCATCAGCCCAATCATCAGTCAACTCAACACGGCGATGGCCACCGCAGGAGCGTATTCACTGAGTCAGGCAAATTTGTCCTCGTTCCCCTCGTACTAATCATATGAAACTTGTAAGCCCGATATCTCTCTTTTGTGCCCTCGTCTTGATGGCTGCTCCCGCCACGGCTCTCGCTGTATCCGTCAACCTGATTTGCACTTTTGATCCTCCCGTTGATGTAATCAATCAAGCCGGGATTGAATACGCAGTGGAAGCGCGGCGCAGTGATGGTTTGTGGGTCGAGGTTGCCCGAGGGCCGGGTTCTCCGAATATCGGGTCGGGCATGACAGGATCTTTGCTTATTACGTTCAACGACAACGTTCCTTTCGGAGTCTATGCCGTGCGTGTCGTCGTAATTAAGCCCATTCGAGGTCCAGAGAGCGAGATTGCCACGACCGACATCGTTCCTGGAAAACCGATGAATCCTAAAATAAACGCAACGCGACCACCGACGTCGAACACGACTACGGCAAACCCGCGCTGATTAACCATTGAGCTTCAAGGCACATTTCAGCGGCAACACGCTCTTTCGTGCGTTCACGCCAGAGCAACTGCTTGTTCGTTTCGGTTCTTCACGGTATCAACTGTACGAGCTGATGGAGCCTCTTGCTTTTGAGTCGATTCGTTTGAGAGATATAATCACCGTGCCAGCCGGTTTCGTGTCTGATTTCGCTTCTGTACCACGGGCGCTTCGGAGCATTATCGACAACGACGATCCAGGCGTCGTCATGCCGAGCATCGTCCATGACTATTTGTACAGGCACTCGGGAAAAGTTCCAGGGGGTCCATTCAGTCGACTTGAAGCCGACGACCTCATGCTTGAGGGCATGGAGGTTTGCGGCTTGCCGCCTACCAAGCGCCGGCTTGTATACATTGCGATTCGCGTTGGAGGCGCGTTCACATGGCGTTAAAAAATGGAGGATACGGGTTAAGTCGCAAAAAACGTGTCCGCCGCCGGCTTTGGTGGATTGGTCGTGGTCTGGCACCGCACCAATCCGATCCCGAATCCGTTCCGCCGGTCGGACCAAATGCTTCTGCCGATTCTCAACTCATCTTCTATGCCATGAAACGCCTCGTACTGCTTCTCCCGCTCATCAGCGCCGGCTGCATGTCACACAAGCTGCCGGCGAACTCCTTCATGCAAGACGTGGAGTCCAAGATCAGCACGCCCTGGGGCTCGCACACGCTTGTAATCGGCATGGCCGCGACGGGCGAGGCAGCCAAGAACGTGTCGCTACCCGAGCCGGTGCCTAAGAAAAAATGAGCTACGACCCGAACAGTCCTGACTCGATGTTCACTCGCATCATGGAGAAGCTCGATGCCATCGACGAGCGCACGACGCGGATCGAGACCCAGGTTAATGTTACCAATGGCCGTGTCAGCGATTTAGAGCGATGGCGGGACATAATCAAGGCGCACACAAAACTTGTTTCTGCTGCGACATCAGCGGTCATCGCGGTCATCATCTGGATTGTGGATGAACTACTGCGTTAAATTGAATTCAAATATGAAAAAACCAGAGCTGCATGACTGGTCGAATATTCATCGCGAGGAGACTAAAAAACTGCACGAGGCCGAGATTGGGTCGCTGAAGAAGCAATTGGAAGTTGCGAAGGCCGCGCTCGACCACGCTACGAAAGCGCGCAAGACGCAGATCCCTGCGCCTGCGGTCACCCGAAAGCGGAAATCTGGCGACTCGGTACGAATCGTGATTCCAGACACGCATGGATGCTTGATTGACCAATCGGCGCTCGGCGCATTGCTAGCAGATCTCAGGGCGCTTGATCCAGATGAAATCATCCTTCTCGGCGATCATGTCGATTGCGGCGGATTTTTGGCGCAGCACCATGTGATGGGATATGTCGCCGAAACCGATTACACGTATGAAGAAGATTTGTCCGCTGCGAAAGGTTTCCTCGATGCGATCCAAGCAGCGGCTCCGCGCGCAAAGATCGAATATCTCGAAGGCAATCACGAGCGGCGCGTCGAAACGTGGTGCGTGACGCAAGTGCTCCGACACAAGAAGGACGCCGAGGGTCTGCGCCGACTGCTTGCGCCGGAGTTCCGACTTGGGCTGGAGGAGCGTGGCATTTCGTACTACCGCCAGAGCGAGTTCTACGACGACCTTCCCGTGCCGGGAGTAATCAAGCGCGGGAAGTGCTATTTCTTTCACGGCGTTTCGACCGCAAAGAACGCGACGGCGACGACCATTGAGAAGATCGGAGGCAATTGCGTCTTTGGTCACACGCATCGCGCACAAAGCAACATCGTGCGCCGGATCTCGGCTGGCATTATCGGCGCGTGGAATCCCGGCTGTCTTTGCAAACTCCAGCCGCTTTGGCAGCATACGGCTCCGACCGATTGGTCGCACGGCTATGCCGTCCAGCTTGTGGCACAAAGCGGATCCTTCCTGCATTTAAATATTCCCATCATCGACGGCGAATCTCACTTCGCCGCGCTTCTCAAACTATGAACTGGCGCCAACTTGTAGAGACGCAGAATCGAAAAACGTATGTTTTGCCGCCAGGCTGGGATGCGCGCGAAAAGATCGCGGAGCAACTTGAGTGTTCGGTGGATAATGTCCGAGTACTGCTCGGGCCAGCAATCAGGGCGAAGACCGTAGAAGTGAGCCAGTTCCCTGTATGGGATGATATTACCAAGAAGGTCATCCGAGTAACTGCATACAGGCGCCGCGCACAAGATTCACAGAAGTAATGTGGGGGATTTGACGAATCTCCCATTTTACATGGGTGGTGCCTCAATCTCTTTTTCTGCGGCGTCTATTGTCGCCGATCAGATCGACGCCAAGGCGGGCGTGATTCGTGGCGTGTCTTTGATCACGCAGGGTCCGGCGCTCGGGCATGGAGTAATGGTCGATGCCATTACGCTTCAGCAGGTCAAGTACGCCGCTGAAAAGTATGAAGGAGGGTTGAAGGTAAAGCTGGATCACGCAGGTGGTGCCGGCGACATAATTGGATTCATCGACGGGCTGCGTATCGCTGACGGGAAACTTCTCGGCGATCTTCATCTGCTGAAGACGTCGCCGCATCGAGATTACGTGCTAGAACTAGCCGAGAAAATCCCCGATACGATTGGTCTTTCAATCGCTTTTTCCGGGCCGGTCGAAATGGCCGAGGACAAGCGCACACTGCTGCAACGTTGCACCGAAATCTACTCCGTTGATTTGGTCAGCGAACCTGCGGCGAACGAAGCGGGACTTTTTGCGCGCCTGAGCCGCAAATACTACGAATCAGGAGTCTCTATACAAATTGAACCAAATGAAGAAATGACTGACGACCTCAAAAAAACCATCAGCGGCATGATCGAATCGGCCATGATGAGCATGGGTGAACGCCTCGCCAAGCTCGAAGCCGGTGTACTGAAGCCCGAAGACAAGAGCGCCACTATGTCAGCGCAGCAAGAACTCGTGAAGCTCGCGGCCAAGCATGCTGCCGAGGAAACCCTCAAGGAATTCGCGAAAACGCTCGGTGCGCCTGCTGCTAACGGCAGCAGCTCTGACGCTGCGCCTAAACAGGACAAAAAGTCATTTGAGGCTGTCGTAGCCGAGAAGACCGTCGAACTCAAGGGTAACAAGGCCGCGGCCATCGCCGACGCTATCAAGCAACATCCCGATCTCTATGCCGCCTATCGCACCCGCGTGCAGGGCGGTGAAATCATCAAGCTTTAAAACTCATGGCTACTCAATATATCGGCGCGGGGACGTTCCTCGCCAACGAATCGATCACCGCCTTTCGTATGGTGACGATCTCCAACAATCGCGGTGTTGGTCTGTCCGCCACGGCCACCCGTCCTGATGGCGTCGCGCAGAACGATGCCGCTTCCGGCGACTTGGTCACGGTCAAGTTTATGACCGGGCCTGGCACCCAAAAGGGCCAACTGGTCGCCGGTCCTATCACGATTGGCGACACCGTGTTCGCCGGCGCCAGCGGTCAGATCTCGCTCAACGGCACCGTGACAGTCGGCAAAATCCTCACCACGTCTACGACGGCGGCGGTCGTCGAGTACATCCCTAAGAACTTCTAACCTAACCCGCTTTAACAATGTATTCCAATGCTGCTGCCGTTTACCGCGGCGATATCGCAGGCGTCCTCGAACAAGCTAAAGATTGGGAGACGACCCTGATTGGCACGCGCGTGATGCCGATTCTCAATGTGCCGGTGCGCGCCGGTCAGTATCCGTCGTTTAAGCTCCGGGAGGGCCAGCTCCTAAAGAGCGAAGTCAAGGTGCGCGACCCTTATTCCTCGTTTGCGCGCGGCACTCGCGCGTTCACGCAGGAGACTTTCAACGCGCTTGAATATGGCTACGAGGAGGCCGTCGACGATACCGTTAGCGCAGAGATGGCGCGATTCTTCGACGCGGAGGTGATCTCCGCAAAGCTCGCGCGCCGGAAGCTACTTCTCGCGCACGAAATCCGCGTTGCTGCTGAAATCTTCAGCACGGGCAACTTCACCTCTACGAACTCGGGCACGGCCTACACGACTGGAAACATCGCGAGCTTCGACGTCGGCGAGGACGTGCAACTGGCGATTGATCGCCTGCTGTCGAAGGGTGAAACCACGACCAATCTGCGCGTGGTTATCCCATACCCTGTGTGGACCCGAATCCGCGCTTCGACGAAGTTCCAGAACCGCCTTCGCGGCGCTGGCATTAGCTCAGATACGATCCTGAATGCGAGCACGCAAGCCGCCGCCGAGGTCTTCGGCGTCTCCGAGGTGCTCATCGGACGCAGTGCTTACGACAGCGCCGCTGAGGGCGTCGCGTTCTCGGCCACACAGGTCTGGGCCAATACCTACATCTGGGTCGGATCTGTAACGGAGGGTGGCGCAGGGTTCTTCGGTGGCGGCGCCGGATTCACGCTCAACTGGTCCGAGTACGGCCCGGCGGTCGGCGTGTTCACCTACCGCGACGAGAGCATCAAGAGCAACATCGTGCGCGCCTCGCAGTACACGAGCGAAAAGGTCGTAAACACGAACGCGGGCGAGTTGATCGCTACCCAGTATAGCTAATCCTAATCCCGACGGATGGCATCCGCCAGATCGACCCGCGCCTCGTAACAGGGGCGCGGGTTTCTGTTTTTGACGAGTTGCGCAGCCTCATGCGTGTTTCCCTCTGCGTAATCTGCGGCAACGAGCAAGAGCATATCGTCACGATGCTCTCTTCCTTTCGACACTTCTTCGATGAGTTCTCGCTTGTCCGAGCCATCGGCGCCAAGGAGCCCGATGCGACTATCGAGCTTGCAGCGACGTGGTGCCGCGAGAATGGCAAGGTGATGCTCTCGACCGACTATTGCAACGGCCCCGGCGCGGAGCGGTGGGACCACGTCGACAGCTTTGCCAATGCGCGCAACGCCGCTTTCAAGTTGGCAAGCGGCGACTGGCTGATCTGGGCGGACTGCGACGACGTCCTTGAGGACTCAAGCGAGCCCGCGGCAATGGCATTTCGCGCCACGCTCGGCGCGCTACCAGAAAGCGTGTCAATGATCCGCTGCCAGTACGACGTGCGCGGAACGAACAAGAAACTGTACCGAGAGCGCGTGATCCGCGCGTCGCTCTTCGCAGCGGGACGCCGCTGGCATCACGACGTTCACGAGAATCTACTTTTGCTTGCTGGCGACAAGCACGAGGATCACGCGACCCCGATTTGGGTTCATCAACCCAAGTCCGTTAAAGTTGAAAACAGACGTCGAAATTTGCGAATCCTCGGACACTCAGTGAAGGAGACGCCGACTCAGTATTTCTATATCCACCAAGAACACGTTTGCGCAGGAAATCGGCAGGCTGCTGAGCAGTTCGGCAAGATTGCAATCAGCTTTCCAAATCTTGAGGCATCTTTCCGGTACGAAGCTTTGCTCAATCTCGCGAAGCTGTGTAACGATCACCGCGAGTCGCTGAACTACTCGCTGCAAGCACATGCCGTCTTCCCGTGGTGCCGAGAGGCTTACGCCGCGATCATCCTTTTGGCCTTCGAGAAGAACGATGGGCGTCGCGCCCGCTGGTGGGCCGAGGAGATGCTACGACTCCCCGAGCCTACCGGCGCAGATCGGCCGTGGACTACGGAGGATAAATATTATAAGTGGGCCGGCTATGATCTGGCTGCGCGTGCTTTTCGGCTCGACGGATACGAGGCTAGAGCCGAGATCCTGCAATGTCAGTTCCACCAGGGTCATAAACCGCGAATTTCGCTCCTCCACGCGACGCGCGGGCGCACATCGAAGGCAGTCAACGCTCGCGATGTCTGGCTGCAACTAGCCGAGCGACCGGAGCAAATTGAGCATATTTTCTCAGTCGACGCGGACGACAATGAAAGCGTGCAAATGGCGAAACAGTTCGTTTCGGTCACATCAGACAAGCGTTCGTGCGTCAGTGCGTGGAATTTGGCCGCGAAAAAGGCTCGCGGCGATCTGCTCGTGCAGTTCTCTGACGACTGGATTCCGCCGCCTAACTGGGACACGAAGCTCATGTCGCTTGTAGAAGGCCGAGACCTTGAGCGCGAGTCGGTCGTCATCGCGGTCTCAGACGGCCATCGAACCGACAATCTCCTCTGTATGGCGATCCTGTCGCGCGCACGCCTGGAGGCGCAGGGCGAATTGTTTTTCGAGGGCTACGAGTCCGTATTCAGCGACAACGAGTTCTCGCACCGTGCGTGGCGAGATGGCATTGTGATCGACGCGCGCGACCGCTTGAAATTCGAGCATCAGCATCCGGCTTTTGGCAAGGCGCAGATGGACGCGACCTACGCGCACAACAACTCGCGCGACCGCTACGTGGCCGGCGAGGCGATCTTCAAGATCCGAAACCCTGACGCGCAATGAAACTGCAAATAGGCTGTGGGGACATCCGCCTCGAAGGCTGGGTAAATATAGATACGCGGAAGACATCGGCGACAGATCTTGTCTGCGACGTGACGCGCATCCGAGATCATATCGCGGAGCCGGTCGAAGCAATCTATGCATGTCACGTCCTTGAGCATTTTGGATTCGGCATCTGTGAACCGCGAGCAGAAGACGTTCTTCAAGGATGGGTCGATATGCTTGCACCGTCAGGAACGATCTTTCTCAGCGTTCCCGATTTAAAACAGATAGCCATCGGAATTCTGACATCTGACGGGAGTTTCGCGGCAGAATACAATTTCATGCGCTGCCTGTATGGTGGCTCTGAATACGCCGAAAACCGGCACTTTGTCGGATTTACTCGGACGTTATTGAGAACGTTGATGAAGCGCGTCGGCTTGCGCCATGTTCGGCCGTTTGAATCTTTCGTCGATGATACTTCGCGCTTTGTACTGCACGGCGTGCCCATTTCGCTCAACCTGATGGGGATGAAGGCGTGAAGATTTGCACGGCATGGATTAACGACGGCGACGCGCGGACGACAGTTGCGCAGGGAATGATGATGCGCAGCGTCCTTGGCCTCGGGCTTGAGCCAGTCATTTTCGAGGGATTTCCGCGCCCGCTACTCTCGGAGATGCTCACCAAGACGCGCGCCATCAGCACCGCGCCGGCTTTCCTGTGGGTCAATTCGGATTGCGTATTCTCTCCTGTTCTCGTCCGGTCTACGCTTGATCGGATGATCGAGGCCGACTGTGTCTGGGGATTTCGCCGCGTGGAGTCCGACGGCTCTGGCATCTGTGGCGGAGTGGATGCCTATCTATTCCCGATGCATCTATGGGATTCAATCTACGCCGATGATGTGCCGAAAATGTACGTCGGGGGAACGCACGTTGACTGGTGGCTGACGCGCGCCGCGCAGAAGGCAGAACGCTACCGCGAGGCGGTCATGCTGATCCACGAGTCGCACGCGCGATCCGAAACCAGCAAGGGCACCGACGTCTCAGGCCAACAGAATTTGATAAACTATAACTCGTGGGCCGACCGACACAGCATCTCGAAATGCTAACTATATTTACTCTGGTGCTCAACGGTATGCCGCGTATCACGCAGCATTTTGAAACATTTCGCCAGCTTACGATCCCGTGGCGCTGGCGCATCGTTGAGGGCGTTTCCGATCCCCTCAACTGCACTGCATGGTGTCGCCAGGTTCCGCCGAACTTCCATCGCGACGGACTGAGCATCGATGGCACAAGCGAGTACTTGGATGGCCTTGAGGATGCGCGCGTAACGGTCATTCGTTCCGACCGTCCTTGGGCTGGGAAGATCGCGATGATTTCTGCGGCGCTTGAGGGACTCGACGATGGCGTGGTGATGGAGATTGATGCAGATGAGATGTGGACCGCGTCGCAGATAGCAACGATTCATCGGACGCTGGCCTCAAGGCAACCCGGCGACGCGATGCAGTTCGCATGCCGTTACTTTGTCGGCCCGCGGAAGATGGTAACGACGGATGTGGGATTTGGCTCCATGCCTTATGAATGGTTCCGCGCGTGGCGTTGGGGGCCGGGCGTGGCCTTTATAAAACACGAGCCGCCGCAACTAAATAGAGAGGGCGCGATCTGCCCGAGGGAGGAAACCGTTCGCGCTGGGCTGGTCTTCGATCATTATGCATACGAAACCGAGGAACAGGCTCGTTTCAAAGAGGCTTTCTATGGCTATGCAGGCTTGACAACAAGTTGGCAACGATTGCAGGCCACGCCAGGCGAGGTGCAACTTTGCCGCTTTTTCCCGTGGCTAGAAAAACAACCTTGGGTAACCGCTAACGACATTTGAAATCCATGAGGGTATGTCTCGTTTACCACATGCGGCTGGGCGACATCATTCGCATTCTGCCAATCGCGCGATGCCTCGCGAGTCATGGGCACTTCGTCTACATCGAGTGCCTCGAGCAGTATTGGGGCATATTCGATTGCGTGAGCTACGCACGCCCAGCTCGACCGGAGGACCGTGCAACGATGCGCTACGGCCGAGTGATTGAGCTTCAAATCTGGCCTGACCGATACGCTGCCTTTAGGCGCAGCGGAGAATCGTGGGAGGACTTCGTGTTCAAGATTCATCCAGAATTTGCCGGGCTCGACCGCCGCCCAGTATTCGACCGAATCCATGAACAGCCGACTCTTGCAGACTATGGATTCGCCCATCCGATCTGCCTTTTCTCGGCATTTGGTTACTCTCAGGCAAAGCGATACTCGGTTGAAGTTCTATTTGCCGCCTGCGTAGATCGCACACAATTGCCAATCGTTTTTCTCGTCGATCAGTCTCATCGAGATCATTTGATACGATCCGGCGTGGATGATAGGCACATGATTTGCGCTCGCTCTGCGGGTCATCTGCCTCGTTTAATCCGCGATGCCGCAGATTTCTTCACGATCAATTCAGCTCCAGCAATCATCGCAGCCTCCGTCCGAAAACAGTTCTGGCACGTTCTTTCCGGCAATGCGCAGGACGACACCATCTCGGATGCCTCGCAGATTGTTACAGTCGACCAATAAATATGGCCCTCCGCGATTTTGATCCAATTCAGCTTGAGGCCGATCAATCTGCAATTCTTGCGCAAGCAGGCATCACGTTTTCGTATTTCGGCACCGCGATCACGGGCATCTGGTCTTCGAGCCGAACAATGTTCGGCGACTTTGAGGATCAGCGACGCGACGACGTGCGCTTCACGGTCTTCTTTACGACATCGCAGATCAGCGGCACGCCTGCGCCTGCGACGACTTGCGTACGGGCGGGCGTGACCTACTTCGTCGAGCAAGTCCGGTTCGATGCGGAGGGAACGGGCTGCGAAATTGACGTCGCGAAAGTGATATGATCGCGATCACCTTAGAAAATGAACGCCTTTCGGCGGCGCTGACCGAGCTGTCGCGCACATCGAAATTTGGTCTCGGATCCATTATCAAGGAGGAGGGCCGCTACCTGACGCAACTTTTCATAAAGTTCACGCCTCCAAAAAGTAAAAAGGAAGGCGTTAACGCAGTCCGCAAGGATATAGGCAATATGGCGGCTGTGCTGGATTACAACTCGCTCAAGGCCAAGGCGGCGCCAGGTAGTCTGTACGAGTCTATGGCGCGAATGGTGCGCAAGCGCGAGACCGAGAAGCTCAACAACCTTCTTCGGAACCCAGCCATTTCATACTGGGGAGGGCGCCGAGTCCTTGCCGACATCACTCAGGTTGCGGAGCTGCATCTGCGGGCGCGAAACAAGTACGGGCGCATCAAGAGGGATCAAGGCTATGCTGCTTATAAGGCCGACCTGGGGCGTTACCGCAAGGCAATCGAGGATCGCGTGGGCTGGACGGTAGCGGGCTGGATTCCATCAGCACGCGCGACTGGCGCTCGTTATAAAAAGTTTGCCGAGAGGCTGGCTGATAATGCCGGAGAGGTCCGGTTTTGGTTTGGCCGCGCCGACCAGCGTCCTGCGTTTATTTCTGCGCGCAACCGAAACGTGAAAATCCCGAATTACCAACGAATGATCGATGGCGCGTTCAACTCGCGCATTGCAACGACTCAAAAGAAAATCCAGCGCCTTCTCGCTGGGAAGGCTGTCAACCTCGGATTCGCAAAGGTACAAGGAACTCAAGCAATCCCAGAACTTCTCGCCGAGTGAGCACACGTACCAACATCCGCAACGCCATCGGGCTCAAGCTGACGCAGGCTGGCGTCGTGCCGACGATCAATCTCATCAAGGGCCGAAACAATACGCTGACGTCGGTCAGCTTCCCGGCTGCGGCCGTCTACGCCGCGCGCGAGGAAATCGACGTGCGGACACTGGCACCAACAAATCGAACGCAATATCGGCAGCTCCAGGTAAACGTCGATTACTTCACAGCCGAGGCAATAAATTCGCCAACCATCATCGACGACTTATTCGACGCTGGCTCTGATGCGGTCGAGGCTGCAATTCTGGCCGACGTCACGCTCGGTGGAGTCTGCCGAGATCTTATTTTACAATCGGTGGAGTATATAATAGAGCCCGACGAGGAGCGTCATTGGGGCGTAGCTCGACATACTTTCAACTGTATCTATTTAACCACTGACTAATATGGCTAACCATCTTGGCCGCGAAGGCACTTTTAGAATTTCCTCAACGACGGTCGGCGAGCTGCGTAATTACGCGCTTTCCCATTCGGCAGATGTCGTCGAAGACACTGCGCTCGGCGATACCTATCGCACGAAAAAGATGACGCTTCGTACCTGGAACGTGAATGCGGATGTTTTTTGGGATGAGGTTGATTCCGGCCAGATCTCGCTCACGGTAGGGTCAAGTGTGACGGTCAATTTGTATCCCGAGGGCACTTCCTCAACGTCCACGTACTACTCGGGTGGAGGAATCGTAACCAAGTTTGATATCACTGCCGCTTTCGATGGGATGATTGAGGGATCTGTTTCCATTGAGGGAACTGGCGTTTTGTCCACTTTGACGGTCTGATGTGGTAAATGGACGCCATCGAACTAGTTCGCGAACACTTCGCATCTCTCGGCACTCGGAAGATCGAGGTGCCTGAGTGGAAGCTGACTATCTATTCCGGGCCGGTAACGCTGGCTGAAAAAAACCGGCTTTACCGCAAAGGCAAGGACAACGATATGGAGCTTCTCGTGGATCTCCTAATCTTGAAAGCCTGCGATGCGAACGGGCAAAAGCTGTTCACACTGGAGAATAAGCCGATTCTGCTCAACAAGGCGGACTCAAACGTGGTCGGCCGCGTCGCCAACGCGATCTTGGCCGAGGAGGCGCCAAAGGCCGATGAACTAAAAAACTAGCTGGCGGCGAGGATGGAGCCGATCTCCTCGCCGTCTATGCACTCGCGGAAAAGCTCGGTAAGTTCGCGCACGAAGTTCTGGATATGCCGGCCGAGGAAATGCAGGGCTGGGTCGCTTACTACCACCACCAAAACCGAGTGAGAAAATCAAATGGCTAGCGCGAGTTTTACACTTCGGGCGGTGGATGCGACGCGGGCGGCGTTCGCAAGCGTGCAGGCGTCGCTTGGTCGACTGGAGAAATCCACTCTTTCGATTTCAAAGGTGACCAAGCTGGCCTTCGGTGGCGAAGCGGCGCTCGGGGCGCTCAATATGATGCGTCAGCGTATCGACAAGGTGATTGAGTCGGGGAATCAGATGGGATTTAGCGACGAGCAGATTGCGACTGCCTTGCGATTTGAAGACGCAATAAATGGCATACTTAAGACGCTGACCGTAATTCCGCTTGTGCTGGCGAAAGTAGGCTTCCAAGTGGCGGGCTCGTTCTCTCCGTTGACCGAGGGCCAGATCGAGGAACGCATCAGGCAGTTAAAATTTGACCGGGCGCAGAAGGAGATCCTCGGCACCGTAGAAGCCACCAAAAAACTGCAAGCCGAGTTTGACCTGATTGGAATGAGCGCGGGCGCCGCCGCCGATCAGGCAAGTCGGATGGCAATCGCGCTTTTCGAGCAGGCAACCGCAACATTTGCGACTAACCCTGAAAAGGGATTTCAACTCCAGCAGCAGGCGCTTGAGACGCTCAACCGTGCAAAGCAGGGCACGGTCAATCTCGACAAGGAGATAATCGAAGCGCAACAGGAACTCAACAAAACCCTGCCTGAATCGCAGCGCGTCGGGCTTTCGCAGGCCAATCTGATTGAGTCACTGCGGAACAAGTACGCCAAACTGACTTACGAAGTCGGTCAACTAAATGTGCGGCTTTCGGCTTTTCGCGAATTCGGCGGACCTCTCGGCGAAACGCAGGACGAGATCATTGCCAAGATCAAGGAACAGACGGTTGTGTCCGCACAGCTTAACAACCTTCTCGACGATCAAGGAAAAGTCGCGCGCGAAGCCGGCGACATCACGGCAAGCGCGTTCGAGAACGCGATCCTTTCTGGCGAGAAGCTGCGCGACTCGTTGCGAGCACTCGCGCAAGATCTCCTCAGCCTACTATTCCGTCAGCAAGTAACTGAGCCGCTGGCGAAGGGTATCGGATCATTCTTCAATGCGATGTTAGCCGGTCGAGCCAATGGCGGACCCGTGAATAGCGGCACGCCTTATATCGTGGGCGAGCGCGGGCCGGAATTATTCGTGCCGTCGAACTCAGGAAAGATCATCGCCAACTCCGCGATGCGCTCTGGCGGCAACGCGCCTGCGATGGGCGGCGTCACGGTCAACTACAACATCGCTGCCGGCGTGACTCGGGGAGAACTTGTGCCGATCCTTGATGCCGAGCGGAAGCGCCTCAAGGCCGAGATCCCCGATATGGTGCGCCGCGGTGGCGCCTATCGCGCAGCTTTCGCCTGAACCATGCCCCTTACTTATCCCCTAACGCCGCCTTCGCCGTTCCGCATCGCGCGGCTTTCGCTGACAGGCTTGAGCGCGACTTCACGCAACGTCTCTCCGTTCACTTTCCAAATCCAGCAGTACAACTGGCCGGGGCAGGCGTGGCTCGGCCAGGTAGAATGTCCGCCTATGGTGCGTGCCGACGCTGAGTCCGTCGTCGCGTTTCTTTTGGCGGCTCAACGCGGCACGTTCTATTTCCAAGACTACGCCAATACCACTAACCGTGGAGGCGTGACTGGCACGCTAACCGTCACCAGCGCGACGGCCAACACCTCGACGCTCACCTTCGGCGGGGCAACCGGCTCATTCGCGTTAGGAGACTGGCTCGAGATCTCGACGTCGCTATACAAGGTCGTGCAAGTGAACTCCTCGAGCAGCGTTGATCTTTTCCCGGTGCTCCGCTCAAGCTATGCCGGCGGAACCTCAATCACCTATTCAAATGCAAAGGGCGTCTTCCGGCTGGCCGAGCCCAAGACGGACTGGTCAATCGATCTTGCGTCAATCTACGGCGTGAACTTCGGAATCGTGGAGGACGTCGCCTGATGAGTATCACGACCCCAGGCCGCACGCTCTCAGCGTCAATGGTCACCGAGGTGACCGCAACGCAGCTCGCGCCGATCCTGCTCGCCAATCTCCAGTTCTCTACGCCGGTTTATCTTTGGTCTGGATATGGCTCGTTGGGCTACAGCGGCGTGACTTATCTCGGGATCGGCACGTTGGGCGACATCTCTCCCATAGAGGAGACCACCGACCTCGCGGCTCGTGGCATCTCGATGCGTATATCGGGTGTACCGACGGCCAATGTCGCGTTGGCACTGACCGAGAATTACCAAGGCCGCGCCTGCACGATCCTATTCGGCGCGCTATCGCCCACTGCTGGCACGCTGATCTCGTCGCCAGTCACCGTGTTTCAAGGTAAAATGGATGTGATGCAGATCAGCGACGACGGCCAGAGCGCCGAAATCACGATGACCGCGGAGTCCAGGCTGATGGACTTCAAGCGACCGCGAGAGATCCGCTACACCGACGAGGAGCAGCAGAACCTTTTCACGGGCGATGTCGGGCTTGAGTTTGTGAACGACATTCAAGAAAAGCCGATCTACTGGGGTAATCCGAACCAGACACAGGCAACAAACTGGGATGGCGGCGATAAGACCGGAGTAGATGGAGATGGCTACCGATGATGACGACCGACAGACCCGCGTTGCTCGCCCGCTTCATTGAGGATCGTAGGCGGATGCCATTCGCGTGGGGCTCAAACGACTGCTGTCTGTTCGCGGCAGACTGGATTTTGGCAGCGACCGGGCGCGATATCGCGACGGACTACCGCGGGCGTTACTCGAGCGCGCTGGCCGCGCTGCGTTTCGTCGAGGCTGGCGGCGGCGTTGAGGCGATGATTGAGCGCGCTGGTGGAACTCCGGTGCATCCGTTGCTAGCGCGTCGCGGAGATGTCATAGCGCGCGAGGTCGGCAACGGCATGGGTTTGGGCGTCTGCCTCGGGGCGCTCGCCGCGTTCGTCGCGGAGGACGGACTGCGCTTTGTGGATTTCAGCAATGCATCCTCTTGGCGCTTTTGATATATGCCGCAACTTGCAATAGCTCAAGTCATCCTAAAAGCCGCGTATGCTATCGGGTTCAATCTTTCTGTGGGCGCTGCCATGGCCACGGCTAGCATCGTGCAGTACGTCGCTTTCACTGCGGCTTCGATGGCTGCTAGCAAGCTGCTACAGAAAAAGCCTCCGGGATTTGGCGATGCCGCTTTAGCTGATCGAACCCAAATGGTGCGGTCTCCCGTAGCTGCGCGCCAAATCGTGTATGGAGAAACGCGCGTTTCCGGCACGCTCGTGTACATCTCCACGACCGGGACAAAAAATCAATACCTCCATCTTCTCATCGCGCTCGCCGGTCACGAGGTGGAGGAGATCGGCGATGTTTACTTCAACGATGAGCTTGCGCTTACAGGCGCAGGCTCCGCGGCCAGCGGGCGCTTCGCCGGCTATGGTGAAATTTACAAGAAGCTTGGTGGAGACACTCAAACCGTTGAGACGAATCTTCAAACAGCGACTTCAAGTCTCGCGAACGGTGCATGGACTACCGATCATCGCTTGCGAGGGATAGCCTATCTTTACGTGCAGTTGATTTGGAGCGAAGAGATTTGGGTCGGAGGAATCCCCAATGTTTCGGCGATGGTGAAGGGGAAAAAAGTGTACGATCCACGAACGACCACGACTGCTTATTCTGCGAATGCTGCGCTCTGTCTGCGCGATTATCTATTGGATGCTCGTCTAGGAATGGGCATGGCATCGAGCGAGATGAACGACACCGCCTTCATTGCAGCAGCCAACATCTGCGACGAGGACGTTCCGACGCTTCCCTCATCGGTAAATGAAAACAGATACGAGGCCAACGGCGTTTTGTATACAAGCGCATCACCGGACGAAAACATTGGAAAGCTCCTGTCGGCGATGGGCGGCATGATCGCTTACAGTGGGGGCACCATTGTGCCCTACGCGGCAGGATACCGCATACCAACTGTCACCCTTAACGAATCAGACTTCGCTGGCGGCGTGCAAGTGCAGACAAAGATCAGTGCGCGCGACCGTGTCAACGCAGTCAAGGGCGTGTTTGTGTCGGCAAAGTCTGAGTGGCAACCGACTGACTTTCCTCCATTGGTCTCCGCGACCTACTACGCGGAGGATGGCAATATTCGTTATTACCGAGACGTGGTGCTACCGCTAACGACATCAAGCTCCTGCGCCCAGCGACTCGCACGTATCGAACTGCGCCGCGCCCGGCAGGAGATCACCATGACTGCTCGCTTCAAGTTGGAAGCAATGCAAGTTCGCGCTGGCGACTCGGTCAAAATTACCAACGCTAAATTTGGATGGACGGATAAAGTTTTCGAGGTGATGGATTGGCACTTCTCCAGCGACGGCCAGCCGCCGCAACTGGTCATTGAAATGACGCTGCGAGAGACGGCCAGCACAGTGTACGATTGGAGTATCACTGACGAGATTGAGATGCCAACGACGCCGACGACGACGTTGCCGAATCCGTTCGCGCTTTCCGCTCCAACCAATCTCGCGTTGACCGCGGATGGAACGACGCAGCTCATACAAGCCGATGGCACTGCGATTCCTCGAATCAAAGTATCTTGGTCTGCGCCCGCGGAGGAGTTCATTCAAGCGGGCGGCTCGGTGGCAATTGAATACAAGGAGACCACGAGCACGACTTATCTCACATGGGCCACTGTGCCAGGTGATCGCACGCTGGATTATATCTCGTCCGACGTTAAGATTGGCCTGGGCTACAACGTGCGGATTTATGGTCTGTCCTACTTTCAAGTCTCGACGAGCTATGTCAACGCGGTCGTGACCGTGGCCAAAGACACGACCGCTCCATCCGCGCCAACCTCGCTCACAGCGAACGTCGGCACGGGTCGCGCCATCTCGCTGGATTGGGCCGACAATACTGAAGCGGACTTTTCAGAGTACGGAGTCTACCGCAATACGACCAGCGTCACGCCGGCAGACGCGAACACGAACAAACTCGCCGAGGTTCGGGCTTCGCGCTTTGTTGACACCGAAATCGCGACCGGGACGACCTATTATTATTGGGTGACGGCATACGACGCGCTTGAAAACGTAAGCGGCTTCTCGAACCGCGCACAGGCAATCGCGACCGGCATCACCGCAGGATCTGTAGACACTAGCGCGCCGAGCACGCCGAATGCTCCGACCTACTCTAGCGAGGCGACATATCTGGCCAGCGACGGAACGGCGCTCGCCCGCATCACGCTGACCGCTCCTGCGATGCCGGCCGGCGGCGCGCTTCTGACGATCTTGTTCCGCCGCTCTGGCTCGAGCGAGTGGCAGATCGGCAATCAGATCGGCAGCGGCTCAATCGCTGTCACCATCGACGACCTCACACCTGGACAGGCTTACGAGTTTGCCGCGCGAGCCCTCAGTAATTTCGACGTGCCGTCGTCGGTCTCGACGACGCTCTCGCGCACGGCGCCCAACTACTCGGGGACAGTCACGGCGCCGACCGGCGCGACCCTCTCGACCGATGGCGTCAAGCCGAAGTACGTTCCAAACACGACAGTATTTCATTTCGGCACGCGCGTCAGTTGGACGACAAACGCCGACAGCGATTTCGCTTATTACGAGATCAAGGCCACCGCCACGAACAGCGACGGGGCGGTCGATTACACATGGGGATCAGATAGCTCCGTGGGGGGGGTCACGAGGACTCGGGAGAACTTCGTTTTCCTGTACAACGCCACCCTGCAAGCTGGTCATGTTCGCGTGCGTGCGGTCAACCGTACTGGCACAGCCTCATCGTGGACTAGCGTCGGCAATGCCAACGGCACTGCGACTGTCGGAACTGGCACCATCTCAAAGTATCTTGATTCAGACGTTACGACCACCGGCATTAAAACAGGAAGCGGCTCTAGTGTCCGACAGGTCAATGTCATTTACGAGACGAACGAAGTGATCACGATCTCGGGAGGATCGACGAGCGAGAACGTCAACATTTCGCTTACGAATCGCGGCTTTTCGGCAAAACCGGATGAAGGACTGGTGGTCGTCGAAGACGTGCTTTATCAGGGATTTTACGACTCCGTAGCAGGCGGATCAACGAGCACGAATGCAGTAATCAAAATCTTCCGCAACGACGGCGGCACGCTGGGCTCGGGCAATCTGCGATTGTCTGCGCGCTTTATCGATTACAACTAACATGGCCTTTCAAAAAACCATCGAGCTACCGAGTGGAGTTTCGGGTAATTACATTCGGCTAACCGCGCATCGCTGGGATCGGCAATCGCGCGAGGCGGTTGCGTGGTTCTCGCTGTACGTTGATGCGGCAGCGGCCAGCTCGGGCAAAGCGGCGCTGACGCCGTGGATTGCGAAGCTCTGGCTCACTGGCGCTAAGTTCGATGAGTACCTGAGCAACCCCGCGCTCGCGTCGTCGGGCGTGCTCGCGCAGTTGTACGCCGCAAGCAAGGCCGAGCCGATTTCATGCGACTTAGGCAGCGACGCCTTCGCCGACGCGCTCGACGTTTAGCTGAGAAAAGATTTCGCAAGAAAATAGTTTTTTAGAGTTGACTTGAGTTGTTTGCAGGGTAGCCGTGGACCGCATGGCAAAAACGGAAACACCACTGCAAATCCGGCTCAAGTGCCTCAGAAAACCTTTTGAGCGCGCGGTCGAAAAGACGGGCATCGGCCAGAATGAAATGGTCCGGCTCGCGGTCGATGAGCTGCTGGAAAGCTACTCGACGTCCGAGCAGTTCATTGCGGCGCACGTTCGCTCCCGTGCAAAGCAAAACCGAGCGGCCTAGCCTTTCCATGAAAAAAGCCCTCACAGTAGCAGTTGTCTCGACCGGCGCATTTTTACTTTTCGCCGTGATGTTCCTCGCCGCGCTCGGTGAAACTATGTTGCGCGGGAATAAGGTGCTCGACTTCGGACTCGACGAGGACGCGAAGTGAACAAATTCCCAAGCATTACGCTAGCGTCATGGCCGGCCGCAATCCGAATGGCGCGGGCCGAGCGTAACGAGATTCGCGAGAAGATAGCGGCGAAGATTTTGCAGCGGGATGGAGCGCAGGCAGGGGAATCTGCGCGTTCCGTAAAGAATATGCGGCCCGCTGCAACCAACTGAGGACGCATACCTCGTTAAAACAGCCACCGAGCGCGACCGTGCGCGTGCGAAAATACGCGGTCAAATTTAGCTATGAAAAACAAATATGTTATCGTTAGGGCAAGTTCTGCGGGCGTTTTTGCCGGCACGTTGGTAAGCTATAAGGCGGGTGAGGCTACGTTGAAAGACGCGCGTCGCATTTGGTATTGGTCGGGCGCGGCTTCGTTGAGCCAGCTCGCGCTTGATGGCACGTCAAAGCCGGATGCGTGCAAGTTTCCTGCGCCGGTTCCGTCAATCTTGGTCACTGGAGTTATCGAAGTAATCCCCACGACGCCAAAAGCGCGGCAGTCGATTGAAGGCGTGAAGGTGTGGAGCGCATGAGCAACGACGGCTACGGCGACGGCTCCGGCTTAGGCTTTGGCGACGGCTCCGGCGAGGGCTCCGGCTTAGGCTCCGGCTTAGGCTTTGGCGACGGCTCCGGCGACGGCTCCGGCTTAGGCTCCGGCTTAGGCTCCGGCTTTGGCTTTGGCTTAGGCGTTGGCTTAGGCTTTGGCGACGGCTCCGGCGACGGCTCCGGCGACGGCTACGGCTCCGGCGAATAACACAATACGATGAACACTCAAATCACAGACGAACAAGTTAAGGCATGGCTGCACGAACAGCGCAACGCGGCGGGCATTCCGTCGCTGGTGCTGGGTTTTTTGACAGAATACAAGGACGATCCTTTCGTCGCGAAGATCACAGGCACTTCGCAATACTATGGCTTCGGCTCTAAGTTGTCGGAGGCAATCGAGCGTCTGCGGCGCCAGTTGCCAGATGCCAAGGCGCACGCGAAAAAGCTGCGCGAAGAGGCGGCGCGCAAGGTGGCCGAGGCAGATGCGATTGACGCGGTAGTTCCTGCTGCGGTGATCGCCGATAAAGAGGGGAGGGCGGCATGAGCACGGCAACCACGCAGCTCGACATGGGGCTACACGAGGGTATCCCGG